GCGGCAAGGAAGCCCTGAAGGGTCGGGTCGACGAATCGAATCGGTGGACCCACGGCCTCGACACCGAGGAGCTGCGCGAGCTGATGCTGCCGGAAGCCTTCGAGAGCCTCGTCGAATCGATCGACCGCGCCCAGCCGTGGCTGTGGCTGCGCGACGCGCTGCTGCCGGCGGCCAAGTCCAAGCTCGAGTACGCCTTCCAAATCTGCGAGCAGTCGGGTGTCGCGGCGCTGACCGAAAAGCCGAAGGTCGTGGTGGGTACAATCCACAGCGTGAAAGGTGCCGAAGCCCAAGTCGTCTACCTGTCGCCGGACTTGTCTAGGCGCGGCAACGAGGAGTGGCAGGGCTACCCACACCAGCGCGACAGCGTGCGTCGAGTGTTCTATGTCGGCATCACGCGCGCGAGCGAGAAGCTGGTGCTGCTCGGGCGCTCGGAGAAGAACAGCTTCATCGATTGGGACGGCTAATGGCGACGAACGAACACGGCCTCGACTTCAAGGACGAGAAGGCGTCGGTCGACGACCTGCGCCGGCGTCTTGTGATGTCCGACTTCTTTCGCGTGTTCGAAGAAGTTCCGGGCAAGAGCACGGGCCTCTGGCATATCCAGCAGCAGAAGCGCATCGACATGATCCTCGTGCCGACGGAGAAGGCGCTGAGGGCCGGATGGTCTCAGGGCTTCGTGGGCGTCGAGTGCAAGCGGAGCGGCCGCCAGCTCGACGAGGCGATGCTCCAGGCGATCGGCTACATGGAGTGTGTCTGGACGATCTCGGGCGGTGGGCTCATCGTCCTCTCGAACGTCTTCGTCTGGCCGTTCTACTGGCCGAAGAACAGCCCGCACTCTGCGCGGATGCATGCAGCGCGCGTTGGCGTGATTGAGCCGTTGTTTAAGGACGGCTTCCGAATGATGAAGCGCGACGGCAATCCGATGCTGTCGTGGACACCGCAGGCGGGCCTCAAGAGCGTGCTCGAGTGAAATCCCATCTTTTGCAGCAACCCATGGACCATCAAGCGAAACGGTGCCACGCGCACAGCAGCCGCACCGGAGAGCCGTGCAAGAAGTGGGCAGTCACGGGCAAGAACGTCTGCCGATCTCACGGCGGCGCGCGTGGCGCAGGAGGTGCGGTCGCGGCCTTGAAGCACGGTCGCTACTCGAAGTCCCTTGGAAAGCTCGCGGCCGGCTACGAGTCCTCGCTCAACGACCGCAGCCTCTTCGACCTGCGCGAGCCGATCGCGGCGCTCGACGGCGTGACTAAGCGTCTGATGGTGATGGTCGACGAGCACGACTCGCCGGAGTGGCGGCGCGCCGTGCGCGCGAAGTACAAGGCCGTGCGCGAGGCGCTGGCCGCCGGCGACCCGAGCGTGGCCGCGATGCTCGATGAGCTGGGCGAGTTGATCGACAGGGGCGCAGCCGAGGGCTCGAACCTCGAGAGCCTCGGCTCGAACCTTGACAAGCTGGCGCGTCGCATCGAGGGCGCGTGGGGGATTCATCTTCAGAAAACTCAGGTGATGAACAAGGGCGAGCTGGTCGGCTTGCTGGCAAAGTTCGTCACGGTGGTGCGCGACGAGGCCGGCTCGGCCATCGCGTCGCGCGTGCAGCAGCAGCTCTTTACCCTGCTGTCGGCGTCGGCTCCGGCGCAGATCGTCGAACACGGCAAGACAGAAGACCCCGAGCGGCAGGAGTAGTCGATGCACATCTTCGACGAGTTGGCGGCGCGCGAGATCACGAGCGTGGACCTAGGCTTCGCCAGGTACTCGCTTCGGGTCATGGAGACGCTGCACGTCGACGAGTGGGCGCACACGGACACGGACGCGCACGAGATCTGCCTGCGCTGCGACCTCGACGACGGTCCCGCGCGCGAGTTCCTTATGCACGAGCTGACGCACTGCGTGCTCGAGGTGGTCGGCTACACCGGACAGGACGAGAACAAGATCCACGGCGACACGAACGAGGACATGACCACGAAGCTCTCGCGCGGCTTCATGCTGCTCGTGCGCCTGAACCCGGACTTGATGGCGGCGCTCTGCGATTCCGATGCCTGAGCCGCTCGTGCACGATGAGGAGACCCGGCGTCTCCTGCTCGAGGCCCTCATGGAGGTGGGCAAACTGCACAACCTCCGCGAAGGTGAGGCGATGTTCGAGGAGTTCCGCGGGCAGGAATCGAAGCTCTGCAAGAAGGTCTTCGGCGCGAGGCTCTGGGCAGCGCAGCGCGAGATTATGCAGCAGTTGTCGACTCGGCGCTTCGTCACGGTGCGCAGCGGGCGCAAGGCCGGCAAGACGGAGACCGGCGCGCTGGCGGTGCTGGCGTTCCTCTATACGTCGAAGTGCGTCGTCCTGACGACTGCGCCGACGGGGCGCCAGGTGCGCGACGTACTGTGGCAGCGCATCGGCTCGATGTGGTCCAAGGCGAAGGCCAAGTGGCCGGCGCTTCCGGGCGAGCTTGGCACGATTCGACTGACGGTCGCGCCTGAGCACTACGCCTTGGGCATCTCGACAAATTCGCCGGACAGGTTCCAAGGCTGGCACGCTGGCGTGCGGCTGCCCGACGAGATCGAGGGCGAGGAGCAGGACGCCGAGGGCGTGGACGTGGAGCGGCTCAAGCGCGAGGCAGAGATCGGCGACAAGCGGCTCGTGGTCATCATCGACGAGGCCGCCGGCGTGGACGACGCGGTGTATCGAGCGATTGAGGGCTCGCTGTCGGGCCCCAACGTGCACGTCCTCTTGACCGCGAACCCGACGATCGACGCGGAGTCGGACCACTTCTTCGCGCGCAGTTTTCGGAACGCGGCGCGCTGGCATCGGATCAGGATCTCGGCGTGCGCGGACGACGTGCCCGACCCCGTGCCCTACGACTCGTTCCACGTCGCGCCGGACTGGCTGGCCGACAAGGAGTGGGTCGAGCAGATGCGCGCGGAGTGGGGCGCAGACTCGCCGCTGTGGTCGGCGTATGTGCTTGGTAGGTTTCCCGAGCAGAGCCTCGAGCGTCGCTTCGTGACGAAGGGCATGCTGGTCGCGGCACTCGGTGCCGAGATCCCGGAGCCGACGAGCGCGGGCCAGTTGCACTTGGGCGTCGACGTGGCGCGTCAGGGCAGCGACGAGAGCGTGGCGACGCTCTGGTCGAACGGGATGCTCAAGGAGCAGATTTCGTGGCGACTGCCTGACCTGATGGCCACGGCGTCGAAGGTCGTCGAGCTTGCGCGAACGTGGGGCTTGAAGGGTGAGCCGATTCCGGCGCGGAACATCCACATCGACTCTGTGGGCATGGGCGCTGGCGTGGTGGATCGCTTGAAGCAGCTTGGCTACTACGTCGACTCGGTGGACTTTGGTGCCTCGGCGAAATACGACTGGCGCGACCTGACCGGCCAGATGGTGTTCGGCGATCGCAAGAGCGAGCTGCACTGGGTTGCCAAGCGACTACTCGAGGAACGCAAGATCGTGATCCCAGAGAAGTTCTCGGAGCTTTGGCGACAGGCGCAGTGGGCGCGGTACGAGTTTGAGGACAGCGCGAAGGGCACGCGGGTCGCTCTGCACCGCGAGGATTCAAAAGACGGCCTGCGCGAGCGTTACGGTCGGAGCCCCGACCAGTGGGACTCGGCGATCATCGGTCTCGCGCGCGGCGCGAGCGTGCGTCCTGGCATCAGTGTGGCTCCTCGCGGTTCGATGAGCGTCTTCCGCAGAGGTCGCTAGTGCCGCATCTGGTAGTCTCTCGCTCGGTTCAGCACACCAGTCCCACCTCGTGTGCGACGCAGCCGAAGATCGGCAGCGCGGTACCCGCCGGCGGTTCACCTTTCGCCGCCGGCGGGCAGCCACCTCCAGAGGTGACCATGGCTCGGCGCATCGTCGAAGACAGCAAGCTGCTACCCGCGCTCGTGCTTTGCGAATCCGGCAAGGCCGACGAGTGCACGCCGAGTCAGCTCTTCGCGATGTGCATGCGCTCCTGGCTTATCCTGGGCGTGGAGGGTGACGGTCACGGCGGCGTGCTGATGTACACCGGGCTCACGCACGCGGGCCGTCGGGAGGTCGAGCTTTTCCGCAAGATGCGCGGACTACCTCCTCCAACGCCAGACGAATCAGGACAGACGACTTGATGCGATGTCGGCTGGCGATCTGGAATAGGGCAGCGTAGGTGCTCTTGTGTAGTCTGGCGGTGACGACGACGAGGGCGTCGCCTTCGCGTCTGCGAGGCTCGAGCATACGACCGGAAGGTTTACGCGCCAACGTGGGAGGATGTTACCAGTGACGAAGAAGCGCAAACCGGCACCGTTCAAGCGTATGCCCGGCAGTCCGTTCGTTTTCGAGCGGGCGTCGGGCGACGGCGTGCAGAAGTCCATGGACTCGTTGCTTCGCCAGATCGGCTTGACGCGGGCCAGTCTTGGCGGCCGCGAGGAGGTCGAGCAGCCGCTATACGACTCCTGGGTGGTCTTCGCGTGCATTCAGGTTTTGACCGAGGCCGTGCGCCAGGTGCCGATCTGCATCTGGGAATCAAAGGACGAGGACGCGCAGGAGGTCGGGGAAGGCCATCCGTTGCGGAGGCTGTTCGAGATGCCGAACAGCGACATGGGCCTCGCCGACCTGTTGTCGGCCGGAATGAGCCACCGGAAGCTTTCTGGCGAGGACTGGTGGTTCCTGATGGACGCCGAGGGCAAGCCGATCACGCCGAGCTTCGACGCTCGGTCGCCGATCCCTTTGCCGACGCAGATCGTGCCGGTGTCCGGGGAGTACGTTGAGGACGAGCGCGACCCGTCAACGGGCCGAATCGTGCGCGTGCAGTACGGCGCGGCGGCGGTGGCTGCTCCTCCGGTCTTTTCGGTCGGCTCGACGGTCCACTTCTACGACTACAACCCGAACGACCCGCAGCGCGGGCTGTCGCCGCTCGAGGCGGCGATGCGCGTGATTTCGGTCGGATTCCAGACAGAGCGTTACCAGGAAAGCGTCATGCGCGGCGGCGGGCCGGGTGCTTTCCTCAAGTACGAGGACGGCATGTCGAACGAGGAGGAGTTCCGGCTTCAAGAGTCGGCAAACGAAGCCATGCGCGACCCCGATGTGGTCGGCGGCTTCAAGGTGTTGACGGGCAAGGTCGACGTGGTTCCGAACCCGGCGACGCCGAAGGACATGCTCCAGCGCGAGACGCTGGGCTGGGTGCGCGACACGGTGTGCAGCATCCTCCAAGTGCCTCCGCCGGTGATCGGTAACTACGACACGGCGACCTACAACAACGTCACCGAGGCGTATCGGCAGTTCTGGCAGAGCGTGAAGGGCTACCTCGAGTCGGTGGCGGTCAAGATCAACAGCCACTTCCTAGGTCGCCTCGACGATCCGCGCCTCGCCGGCTGCTATGTGAGCTTTGACTTTTCGGGCATCGTGTCATTGCAGGACGACAACTCGTCGAAGTTCAAGCTGGCGGCGGACCTGGCGGCGATGGGCGTGGGCCTTTCGTTCAACGACGCGGCGAAGATGCTTGGCCTAGAGGTGGAGACCGTGGAGTCGGCTAGCACGGTCTTTGTGCCGGTGTCGAACGTGGTCTTTGGCCAGAACGACCAGAACACGGGCGACATGTCGCAGCCTGCGCCGTCGACTCCGGCGGCCGCAGTCGAGCAGCCGACCGAGCAGGAAATGCCGGCCGAGCAGATGCTGCCCGGCGAAAAGGCACTCCGGTCGCGCGAAGAGCGCGTGGCCTTCGCGGAGGCGATCTACCAGAAGTCGCTCGACAAGCAGGAGCGCCGGCTGGCGGCAGACGTTCTGACGTGGCTGCGGCGCTACGAGCGCGCGCAGCGGGAAAAGATTCGGGAGTACGCCGACCCGTCGCCTACCAAGTCGGTCGTGAAGGCGTGGACCGAGCGCGAAATCGAGACGCACCTTCTGCTTCAGCAGGAGGAGTGGGCCAAGCAGCTCGACGCCTTGATTTCGAACACGCTGACGGCGACTTGGCGCGCGGGGCTCGCGGACACGGCCGACCTGATCGGTGCCGTGCAGCTTGAGATCACGAATCCGCGCGTCGTGCGCCTGATCGCGGAGCAGCGCGCGCAGATCGTCGAGGGCGTCACCAGCCGTCTGGCAGACGAGATCCGTACCAAGCTGCTGCGGACGTTGTCGACGGCGACCAGCACGCCGGAGATTCAGTCGCAGTTGCTCGAGGTGCTGCCGGAGCTGGACGAGAATCTGACTTCGGTTTTCGGCAACAAGGAGGCTCGTGCGCTTACGATCGCGCGCACGGAGACCGGCAAGGCGTACAACTCCGCGGCCTTCGAGGAGTACAACGAGGGCGGCGTGCGCGAGCTTGAGTGGGTCGCGTCGAACGATGCGACGACTCGGACGTCGCACATGGAGCTCGACGGCCGGCGCGTGAAGCCTGGCGAAGAGTTCAAGCCGGGCCTGCGCTTCCCGAACGACCCGAACGGCGCGCCCGAGGAAGTCATCAACTGCCGGTGCGTTCTCGCGCCGATCACCTGACCATGGAAGTCCTAGTCCACAACAGCGAAGTCCAGAAGTTGGCGGCGCGCATCCTGAACGGCATCGCGACGCCGGCCGAGATGGCGTCTGCGAAGTCGGAGGACGTTTTCGCGATCAAGCTGGACACGTCGGCTATCCACGTCCGTGGCGTGGCGGCTCCGGTGTCGAAGGCCCAGGACGGCGGTCGCACCCGGCGCTTTATTGCCAGCGACGAGACGGCCGACCGGATGGGCGACATCATTCGAGTCGCCGGCTGGAAGTTCGAGCAGTTCGAGAAGAACCCCGTCGCCCTGTGGGGCCACTACTCGGACGCCTTCCCGATCGGGCGCGTGCATGACTGGACGATGGAGCGCGAGGCCGGCCGTCCGGTTTTGCGCGAGTCGATCACCTACTTCTCCGAGGCCGCGAACCCGGCTTCGGAGGCTGTCCTGCGCATGATCGACGAGGGCGGCCTGCGCGCGGTGAGCGTGGGCTTCGTGCCCACGCGCGCGTACAAGCCGAAGAACGAGACCGAGCGCAAAGAACTCGGCCTCGGCCCCTACGGCGTGCTGTACGAGGAGCAGCAGCAGCTCGAGTTGTCGAACTGCTCGATCCCGGCGAACCCGAACGCGCTGCTCTCTAAGTCTGCCAAGCGCGACCCGATCGCGAAGGCGATGTCGGACATGGTAAAGCGCGGGGCGATCTCGCGCGAGATGGCCGACGACCTCCTGCTGCGCGTGGCCGGCATCCAGCCGACGCGGCGCACGTTCGCGGTGGGCGCGGTCGAGAAGCTGGAGCCGGACGAACTGGATGCCGTGTACAGCGCGTGGCGCGACGCGGTGAACATGTCGGCCACCGAGTTGCAGGCGTGGGACGCGAACGAGTGCAGCCGGAAGGCGAGCGTGGACGCGGACGCCGTGATCAAGCGCAACCTCGAGCTGCTCGAGACGCCGAAGGACAAGTGGGACCGCCGTCTCGTGGATAACGCGAAACGGACGATCTCGTTCGTGGCTCGGATGAAGAACATGGAGCAGGGCGAGCCAGTCAGCGAGGCGTGCCCGATCTCCAAGCGCGACATCTCGCTGAAGAACTGGGCCCACGATCCGATGAAGAAGTCCACGAAGAGCGAGCCCGCGCCGGCCACGGCGGCCGACCCGTTGCAGGAGTGCGTGTCCTCGAAGATCCCTAAGTTGATCGACGAGCACCCGGAGTGGGAGATCGACCAGGTGGTCGCGGTGGCCTACAACATGTGCCGCGAGGGCACGGCGTCCGTCGAGTCGCCGGCCGAGGAGTCGAAGGCGGCGTGCGCGTGCGGTGCGAAGACCAAGGCCGCGCCCGGCGAGTTGAAGGTCGGGGACTTTGTGACGTGGGACTCGAGCGGCGGCACGGCTTTCGGCGAGATCGTGGACGTGGAGACGGAGGGCAAGATCGAGGTGCCCGACTCGGACTTCAGCGTCGAGGGCACGTCGGAAGATCCGGCGGCGATGATCAAGAGCTACAAGGCGAACGAGGACGGCGAGTACGAGGAGACGGACGTCTTCGTGGCGCACAAGTTCTCGACGCTGACGAAGGTGGAGATCGAAGTCGAGGTCGAGGCGGCCGAGGAAGAGGAGCCGATGGAGATGTCGGCCGATGCAGTCAAGGCGCTGGCTGCCGCGCTCGACGCGCAGATCGCCGCGCTCACGGCTCTGGACAAGGGCCTGCGTCGCCTCAATGATTCGATCGAGGCGCTGGAGAAGCGTTTCGACGAGGCCGCGATCGAGAAGATCGCCGGCGAACCCAAGAACAAGGCGGCCGCTCTGCGGTCGTCTGGACGCGAAGACGCTGCGGCGTTCTTCGCGCAGGTGGCCGAGCGCGTCGCTCGGTCCCTGTGACAACCTTTGACCGCAGAGGAAAAGACAGATGGAAATCAACAACCAGTCGGTCGAGGCGCTGTCGCAGGCGCTCATCGGCCAGCTCAAGAGCAACCTGGACCAGCGCGACGCAGCCTTGTGCGAGCGTCTGGCGAAGCAACTGGACGAGAAGCTGGACGCCCAGCGTCGTGAAGCCGACGCCAAGGCGGCCCGCTTCGCGGTGCCCGGCCTGTCGCACGACAGCAAGGAAGTGAAGGAGTTCTCCTTCTCCAAGCTGATCAGCGGCTTGATGAAGGGCAACGTGGCGAAGTTCGCGCCGCTCGAGTACGAGATGTGCTCGGCTGCCGCCGGCACGGTGGACTCGGCCGTGGTGACCAAGGATATGGTGACGACCGTCGATAGCCTCGGCGGCTTCATCGTTCCGAACCAAGTGATGTCGGCCCAGATCATCCCCTTGTTGCAAGCTGCCATCGTCGCGTTCGAAGCTGGCACCGTGCGCATGGGTGGCCTGACCGGCTCGCCGGTTCAGATCCCGAAGATCACCGGCGCGACCACTGCCTACTGGCTGGGTGAAGTGGAAGCCGTCACCTCGAGTGACATGAGCTTCGGCCAGATCGACCTGTACCCGCACGACGTGTTCGCGTTGTGCACGCTGTCGAATCGTCTGATCGAACTGGGCGCGCCTGGTGCCGAGCAGTTGGTTCGTAGCCAGTTGGCCCGTGACATCGGTCTGAAGATCGACGCTGCGGTGTTCAACGGCACCGGTGCTGCGGGTCAGCCGACCGGCATTCTCAACACCTCGGGCATCAACACCCAGAGCTTCACGGGTGCTCTTGACGCGTCCACCTCTTACGGTGAACTGATCAAGATGGAGCACAAGCTCCTCGAAGACAATGCCCAGACCGTGGGTGAGTTCGTGTGGGCGCTGCACCCGAACCAACTGCGTCAGTTGCGTCAGCAGGTCGACCCGGGCAACCCTGCGTCGGCCAGCGCGAACGTCCAACCGAAGGTTCGTCCGTTCGTTGATGGCGGCACGATCGAGCGCATCCTTGGCCATCGTTATGTGCTGTCGACCCAGATGCCGAACGACAAGATCCTGATCGGTGCGTTCGCCGCGTCGATGGTTGCGGAGTGGGGCACGATGGTGCTCGCGGCTTCGCGCGAGGGCACGAACTTCACCAAGCGTCAGACCCAGATCCTCGCTGGCATGACGGTTGATGTTGGCGTGCGTTACCCCGAAGCGTTCTGTGCCTCGACGGGCTTGTCGGCGGCTACCTGATAACTAGCCCCTAACCAAACGCACAAGGAGAACACTCATATGCAGATGGACTTCCGCTCACATGGAAAAGTTACGCAGTCGATCAAGGCTGCTAGCTACTCTACGGGCACCACTAACGGCTCCTCGGCCGACACGAACGGCTTTGCTGAAGCCGTCGTGATCCTAAATGTCGGCACCGGCACCACCGGCACGCTCGATGTCAAGATTCAGGACAGCGCAGACAACTCGACATTCGCTGACCTTACCGGCGCGGCGTTTACTCAGGTAAGCGGCACGACCGGCGACGAGACCACATATGTCGCCCGCATCCGCCTGAACAGCTACACCGCTGGAACGACGGACAAGGCCGAGCGTTATCTTCGCGCCGTGGGCGTGGTCGCTACAGCGGCCGTGCCCTACTCCGTAGACATCGTGTTGATCAATCCCACGAATGCTAGCGTGACTTTGAGCACGATGGCCTTCTCGATCGACTGATCGTCTGACTGACTGTGGAATCGAGGGCCGTCGTCGCCGCGAGCGGCGGCGGCCCTTGTGCTACAACTCGCGCCATGCATCACCCCATGAGGCTGCACATCGTCGGAAGAGGGCATGCGCTTCACGACCCGAAGGCGAAGGGCGTGAACAAGGCGTGGCTCCTCGAGGGCCAGACGCTGGATCTTGGCGACCCTTGGGTGGTCGAAGAGATCCGAGGGCAGGAGTACAAGCTCGAGCCGGCACCGGCTGGCGCGAGCGAGACGCCGAAAGAGGCGTGGCCGAGCGCGCTGCTGAACAGGTGGCGTGCGTCGAGGCCGAACATCGAACACGCGGCCGAAGTGCTCGAGGCGATCACGCCGGAGCCGCCGGCCGAGGAAGCGGCTAGCGTGGAGACCAAGCGGCGAGGCCGCAGGAAGAAGTCGGAAGATGAACTTTGACGGGAAGACAACCATGCGAGGGCAGACGCTGCTGGCCTCGACGACGATTAGCAGTGGCACTCCGGTGCAGTCTGCTTCAATCACCCCGAATGGGTACCGCTACACCCTGCTGCTGCTCAACGAGTTCCACGCCTCGGCGGCGACATTGACTGCTACGCTGGAGGACAGCGCGGATGACTCAAACTGGGCTGAGATCGGCACGGCCGTGACGGACTTTCCTGGTACCGGAACAATCTACGGTCGCGGATTTCTTGTCCGGCATGAAGCTGCCCGCCAGTACGTTCGCCTGAAGGTCACAAGGCTCACGGGCACCATCGTTGTCGGCGTGACGGCCCTTCAATACAACAAGATCAACTCGAGCGATCCTATTTCGCAGATCGGACTGTCGGCTCTATGAGAAACGACTACCAGAACGAGATGCGCATCGTCGGCATTCGCCGGAATAGCGTGACGACATCGACTCCTTTCGCGATGACCGGAGTGCAGACTATCAACTATCGCCATCTGGTCTTTCAGATGCAGTCCGACTTCTCGGTTGCCGGCAAGTCATTCGTTGTTGACGTCCAAGACAGCCAGGACAATTCCAGCTGGGCCAACAGCGGTTTTTCGACAACCTTCAGCGGATCGGAGCAGCTCACCTCTTGCACGGTGCTCGTCGATTGCAACAAGCACCGCGAGTACGTCCGGCTCAATGTCTCGTCGATTTCAGGAGGCAGCATCACGGTGTCGTGCGTTGCCGTGCTGTTCAACGAGTTGATCACTCCAGACGCCAACGCCAACGTCTCGACTTTCGTCCTCTAAACCATGGCGATCGACTACACCACTCGCGCGCGCGTCAAGACGCTGCTGGGCATCGCGAACGCCGACGTATCGCAGGACTCGCTGATTGATCAATTGGTCACGGCGACGAGCCTGCGATTCGACGGCGAGATGCGCCGCCACGGCCAGCAGACGGCGCGCACAGAGGTGTACCCGATCAAGTTGTCGCGGCGGTTGGTGACGCTGCAAGGTGCGCCTGTGAACGGCGCTGTGGCGTTTACGGTCAAGCTGAACGACACGACGGACTTCGCAACGGCGACGACGCTTGTGCGGAACGACGACTATGTCCTCGAGGACACGGCCGGTGTTATCCGTCTGGTGTCGCAGGGCACGCCGTTCACGGCCGGCTCGATGGCTCGTCCGATCATGCCGTACTACATCCAAGTCACCTACACGGGCGGCTTCGCGACGAGCACGGCGAGCCTGATCACCGGCTACCCGGACATCGCGCAGGCATGTGACTTGCAGGTGGCTTACCTGCATCGCCGGCGCACGACGCCGGGCGGCAACGTGACGATGGGCGAGAGTTCGACTCAGTACACCAAGGACTACCAGCTTCTGGACGAGGTGCGCCAGGCGCTGTCGAAGTACAAGCGCCTGACGCTGTGAGCCTTCGTGTCGACATCGACGCCCTGCAGCGGGTGCTGAAGGCGTTCCCGTCGGCCTTGAATCAGGAGATGCGGAAGGCGTTCACCGACCATGGAAACGTGTTCATCGACACGATGATCACGAAGAGGTTCCGTGGTTACTCGGGCCCGAAGAACACGGGTACGATCCTTCAGAACCGGACTGGATCGCTTCGTCGGTCCTTCGGCAAGAGCGTGCTGGGCGGCACTGCCGGCAAGCCGTTGACGTTGCTGGTCTACAGCCAAGGCGTCAAGTACGCGCGGTTGCAGGAGTACGGCGGGACGATTCGTCCTAAGCGGGCGAAGAACCTGACGATCCCGCTCGACGATGCGCTCACGGGGTCCGGCGCGCCTCGCTACACGAGTGCGCGCGACCTGCTCTCTCGATACCCAGAGGACGTCTTCTTCTTCACCAGCAAGAAGGGGAACACGTTCTTGGCGTCGTATGGCAAGCCGGGCGGCAAGCGTCGGAAAGAGGAGGAGCTGCAACTGCTGTACATCCTCAAAAAGCAAGTCGAGGTTCCGGCGCGGCTGGGATTCCGCGACACGTGGATCTCGCCGGCGCTTGTTCAAGACCGGCGTGCGCGCTTCACGGCGGCCGGCGAAGCAGCTTCCCGTCGTGTTGGAGGCGGTGGCTAGTGGCCGTCTACACTTGGACGATGTGTCCGGCGACCTTGGTGGAGACGAGCCAGCGGCGTGCAATTCAGGCTCCCGCAGAGCTGAACCAGTCGCGTGGCCGGCAGATCAACGAGCGCGAGCTGCGTCGTTGGGTTCTGACCTATGACAGCTTGGACGGCATCCTGACCGAGGTCGAGCGTGCGTGGACCATCACTGGTGGCATCCTGGCGATCAGCTACACGCCTCCCGGCGGGTCGGCTGTGGATGTACGGTTTGCCGAGGACACGCTTGAGCGTGTGCGTCGGAACGCGGCCGCCGGATCTGTTACCGTGATCCTCGAGGAGATCCGCTGATGGCATACCCGGCAACAACGAC